ACTCGCGGTCAGATGAGTTCAAAGTGTATTCTGGTACTTACTTCAAGGCTATCGAGAAAGTGATTTACAAACTCCCTGAGTTTGTTAAACACATACCCGTGAAGGACAGACCAGCTTATATAAAGTCGTATTTGAAATTCGCAATGGCTCGATACTTTGCGACAGATTATACGGCATTTGAGGCATCTTTCACACCGGAGTTGATGCGTGCATGTGAGATTCAGTTGTACGCTCACATGCTGAAAAACTTCCCAGGTCCAGCAAAAATCATCTGCGAAACAATTGCTGGTCAGAATCATGGTTCTATGCGTTGCGGCGTCTCGTACAAGCTCAAAGGGCGCCGAATGTCAGGGGACATGTGTACATCTCTCGGCAATGGCTTTACTAATTTGATGATCTTCAAATTTTTAATGCAAGGCCGAGATGCTCGCATTCTCGTTGAAGGTGACGATGGTCTAGCTGCCGTGTACGACGACGGCCCATTACCCACCATTGAAGACTATGCGGCATTGGGGTTCGAGATTAAAATCGAGGACGTTGCAGACCCACTTTTGGCATCTTTTTGCGGAGTAATCTGTCCGGGAGGAGTGTCTATTCGCTCACCTATAGAAGTCTTACAGGGCTTCGGTTGGTCGAGTGCAAATGTTATGATAAGTGATAAAAAGGCAAATTGTTTTTTGCGCGCCAAGGCTCTTTCTTTGGCGTACGAATTACCTTGTTGTCCAATATTACGAAGCATAGCTGATCGTGCACTTGAATTGACTAGAGGGGCAACACCGATCTTTCAATATGACGGATATCACATTGATGTGTGCAGGGATGAGCGGAACTTGCCGCCATTCACTGAACCTCCTATGGAGACTCGTCTTTACTTCCAGGAGAAGTTTGGGGTTTCTATTGAAGCGCAGATGCATTTAGAAGAGAAAATAAGAACTTGTCAAGATCTCAGCTTCCTGGCTCAACACTTCCATCCGACACGTGGGAGTGAAGAATATAGCATGAGATATATCGAGGTGGGGTAGTAACCACCTTGATTCTGGCG